GGCCTAGAAGTTCAATACATATCGACTGTTTTAATATATCGGCAAAACTATAATTCCTAATAAAAGGATATACAAACTCATTATTAAAGTAGTCAATTTTTTCGCTTCTTTCTACTGCAAGTGTAGAAATACAAACAGCTTTTTAATCGCCAAATAAATCACTAATCCAAAGTTTCCCATCATCTTTGATTTCTATTTTTCCTCTAACAACAGCTAGTCTAAGTAGCGTGATTCCAAGCAAAAAATTATATGCTGTATTTTTACCGCTTTGCTTTCTACCGCAAAGTGCCAAAATTTTAGTCATTTAAATCCCTCTCTATATCTTTTAAAATAGGTATTAATTTTTCTTTAATTGTAGCGTCTGGAGTATCTCCTATATCTACTTGGGATATACTTGGAGAGTAAATTGAATAAGAAGAAGCGCAAGATTCTTTTATTTCCTTGATACATAATCTCCCCGCATTATCGGGGTCTGTCAAGATAATCATAGCCAATGCACCAGATTTATCTAAAATATTTCTTTGACCTTCTTTTAGTGCCGAACCAAATAAACCTACTGAATTATGTATTCCGCATTGTTCTAGTTTCCATACATCTCCTGGCCCTTCTACCAATACGACTACTTTAGATTCTCTAATATAGTCTTTAGCAAACCAGTAATTATACAAATGTTGGTCGGCTCTGAATCCAGAATTATGTTTCCATTTTTTAAATATCGGTCTTAGATTTTTTTCTGGACATTTATGTACTGGATTATGATGACATTCGCAAATAGGACATTTTTCAAACAAAGCCCTTCCCGTACAGCCGATTACAAGTTCATGGTCATCATCATAGATAGGTACAACAGCCCTCATGTTCATAGGCTTGCCAGCAGACATGCAACAACCAACATCATATTTAACTAAAATGCTTTCTGGAACATCCCTACTGATAAAATAATTACTAGGGATATTTATAGACTTAGCTAATTGATCTCTGGTAACATTCAGCGGCCTTTCTGGAGTAGGTGATTTTAGGCTTTCTACTTTATTAACAAACTTCTTCTTTTCTATAGCCTGATAGTCTACTTTAAAGTCATTTAAATCTTTATTATTGGTAAACTTCACCAAGAAATCTACGACCTCTTTAAAAGGGCATAGCTTATCTTCATCGTCAGAAGGGCTTTCCCAACCGTATTTGGTTTTAGAAATCATAGCCCTTACGAATCCTATAACGCTTGGCTGGAAATGCTTTTCACAATGATGAGTGAAGCATCTCCAGTTACCGTTATGTTCATATCCAGAATGGAAGATATTGAAAGCAGACTCATTATCTCCACCGTGAATAGGACAACTACCTACATAAAATTTACTATGCTTTTTTAAGTCTAACCCGAAATAGTCCAGTATTTCTTCTAGCTTTTCGCCAGATGCTTGCTGTAACTGGATTAATCTATTTTTATCATAGTTAATTGAACGGGATTTCCATTTCTGCTGCGTCATTTTCATTTTCCTCAACAACTTCAAAGAAGTCTCCAACAACTTCGGCCCCGTCAGCGTTTACTTCAACGATCTGGGCTTTCCATTTATTCATCATAAAGTTACAATACTCACCAAAGTCATGCCCAGGACCATATCTAGATAGTACAACTACCATCTTTCTATTACCCATTTCAGGACCATCAGTTTCTATTTCTTCTCTTGATTTGTATTTAAAAATACAAAACGCAGTACAAAACCAAGTAATTCTGTCTGAACCAGCGACAACTCCAGCGTGTTCACCATCAAGTCCATCTCTATTTAATTGAGTGAATGATATGATAGGAATGGCATATCTGATTGCCATATTTTGAAGTGCTGTCATCATCATTCCGAGCATTTGAAATTCTTTAACGCTCTCATTGATACCAGCAGTATCCATAAGTTTCAAATAGTCATAAATAATCAAGCATTCTTTAGCACTACCGTCTGGATTTAATCCAACTTCTGATTGAATCCATCTTCGTATCACGTATAATTGATCTTCAAATGATTTACCAGCGATAGATATTCTACTAAAATTCTTGTGGTTTTCTATCCAGTCTGATGCCTGCCTTACCTTTGCAACTTTCTCTGGGTCTTCCACCATATGACCACTTTTAATATCATTAATGTCTACACCACTACTCATACCAAGCAACTTCAAAGAAATGTCTCTGTACTTACCAGTCTCGACCATCTCTGTATCAAGATAGAGTACAGGAATTTCTTGTTCTGCTACATTCTTAGCTATGTTTACGGATAGCGTTGTTTTACCAACCTTAGCCCTAGCACCAATCATAGTTACCCCAGGAAGTAAACCTCCACCAATGGCACTATCAAATTCTTCATACCCAGTTGATAAACCAGATATATCTCCTGGGTTTTCTATTAGATATTCTACATACTCAGCTATTCCTTCACCGATAGGAGTAGGTTTAAGGTCGCTTTCATCGTCAAACAATGATGTAAAATCAAATATTACATTCTCGGCAGTACCTAAAAGCTGAGAAACGGTTTCAGTACCGTCAACCTCAGACATTTTCTCTTGTAAAAGAGAACCTTGATCGAATAAAAGTCTAGCTATCTCAAGCCTTCTCAACTTTCCCGCAAACCTTCTTACAGAAGTTTCGTTTACTTTAAGTTGAAGTATGCTATTTAAATGCCTGAACTCTTCCTTTCTGTCAAAAATATGATTTAGGTTCAATTCTTTAGATGCTGACAAAATACTAGGCAAATCAATAGAATCCAAGTTTTCTGTTTTGCAAATATGCTCAATACATTTAAAAATTATCTTATTAGAGTCAACAGAAAATGTATTAGTCTTTACATAATCTGTAACATCCAAAAAACAGTCTGTACCATGTTGGCAAATGCCAGATAGTACAGCCCTTTCAGCAGCTACATCAGAAGTTACAGCCATTAGTTACCTCTAGGAACACAGTTATCACAAGTAAAATTATATTCTTTAGTTTCTGGATCAAGTAATACTAGATTCGGGTTAATATCAAACCAATTTCTACATACCTTGCATTGAGCCTCTGCAAATTCAAATTCTTCTGGGCGTTCGGTAGGATTCCTGTCTCCCCAAAGTTTTCTGTCTATTGCAGAATCTTTCTTAAAATCATTTCTTTCTCTCATTCTTTCAAATTTATTCTCGTTTGCGAGAGAAACTGATTCAGTTCTTCCTTGACCTCCCCTAGAAACACCTCTACCTCTCCTGACGGGTTCAGGTCTTTTATTGGCACTTGCTCTAGGGCTTGATCTGCCAGATTTTGTATTTCTTGGTTGACTTCTACCAGCACTTTGTTGTGCGGTAGGTTCTGGATTATCATAGCCTGAACTTTCCTGTTTGTCAACTGTTTGTTCAGGATTTTGTTGTTTATTTCTTTTTGCTAATTTATTTATCAGATTGCCTACAGCTTTTAAATCTTCTGGATTCAAATCTTCTAAATTAGTAATTATATCACTCATTTTCTTTACCTATTTTTGATCCTATTGAAATAACATAAGACAAGTTCTTAATACCATTAGACAACTCTGAGAATCTCTCAACAAGTTGCTCTGCGTAAAGTCTTATCTTCAAAAGTTCTACAGCAGCAGTATTGGTTTTACATATTTGATAAACTTTTACATCATGTTTTGTGAATTTGTCATACTGACCTATTTCGTTTGCGATTATTTTATTTAATTCATGGTTTACATAGGTTATTATAGCCTTGTTTCTATTTAAAGACCTCTGAATATAAAAAGCAAATTGAGAAAGTCTGGAAGATATTGCCCAGATGCTTCTACTATTTAGCTTTTCAATTACCGTTCTATCCATAGTTAGATATTCTTCTAGTTCTAGATCTGATCCTGGGGATTTAAGATCTGGTAACCCATGAGATTTTTCATATGCATTTAGTAGCTTTTCATTTTCAGAAAGTTTTTCATTAAAACTCATAGTTTATTCTCCCATTCAGACTCTTCATCAAATTTCAAGATTATTAATTCTATACCATTCTTCTCACACCACTCAGACTTTTCTCTGTCATTCCTTTGTTGCTTTATAAAGTCTTGCTTGGTTTTATGAAACCTAGAAGAAAAAGCAAAATGTTGGCTACCATGCACCTCTACAGCAAGCCTTTTTAAAGGTATGTATAAATCGAAATACAGAGTCTTTCTTTTTCTTACAGGCACAGACACTTCTTCAAGGATGGTTTGAGTGGGATACTTCTCTCTTAAAATTTCTCTTGCTTTACCGTGAAGCCCAGAGGCATTTGAGTTAAACAAAAATGTTTTTCCTCTAGGTTTCCACTCAATAATATTGTCGTCTAGGTCTATTATATTCATACTGGAAGGTCCATCATTTCTCTATATTTAAGGTTCAGTACATCATAAATTTTTCTATTTTCAATCAATGCTTGGCGACACTTTTCTAAGCCCTGAAATTTACCCCCTTCAATAGATTCATCTAAGTCTTCTGGTATGGTATACCAAGCACCACCCTTTTTAATAAGTCCAAGATCGACGGCAACATTAATAAGTTCTGACTCACAATCTATTCCATGACCATATCTTAATTTAGAAGTACATGCCAGTTCTACTGGACCGTTTTGTAAAGGAGAACAAAGACATTTCCAGTGTACCTCTTGACCTATGGTGCTATCTCCTTCTTTCCAAGGCGTAGAATGTGTTGCCTCCATTTTTACATCTACGGCATATTGAATTTTGTTTCCAGATGCTTCTGCCCATGATGAAAATCCAAATCCAGTATTAGCAATCTTATGGGTTATCCCAATAATTACACTTTTTTGGATAGGTATGACACCAGCGATTCTTTTAACAAACAGAGAGAGTAACTTAGGAACATCGTCCCTATAGCCTTTACCATCCCATTCCTTAGAAAACCCTTCTTTACTACATAACTGAGAGAATGAGTCAAATAAGAATATAGATCCAGGTTCATCATGAATTAGTTGTTCTGATATATCCAAGAAGTCTTCAGCCCTTAATATATTACCTCTCTCAGACTGAACAATCTTTATTCTGTCCGTTTCTATGAAAGGTCTTAATGTGCTTACACCTTCTAAGTCTCTGAGATTCAACCTGTGTTCGATATTCATTATGAATAGTTTTCTGGGTTTCTCAAATTCCGTAGGTATAGACAGTCCATTGCCAGCAAGATTTAGTGCTAGGCTTGTTTTACCTACCTTTGGAGGCCCAGTAAAAACACAAAAAGAACCAAATGGTACACCTCCGTTAAGCATACCATCTATCATAGGACTCGCTGGAATAACAACCCTACGAGAATCCACAAGATAATTTGAACCTACTATTACGTTAGTTCCAAATTTATCATTTACCTGATCTACCAAGTCAGAGTTAGAAGAAGATTTTTTCTTAGCCATTTTCTATTTCCTCATCAAGAGCCAATAATTTGTTGATAGATTTCTTTGATTTGAAATCTGTTTTCTGTTTATTGATTATACGAGGCTTTCGTTGTTTTTGACCATCAGTGTTTTTCTCAACAGATGCCCTTTTTGAATTTAGTTTGTTCTGTTCTTCTGCGATAACATTCTCAACCCACTTAGGTAGGAGTGATCTTATATTCTTTGATTTTACGGCAGATATTATTGCCTTATACTCATACTTTTTCAGTAATCTATTAACTGCTCTAGTCTGAGATGAAAAGAATTTAGACCATTCCTCGATTCTCCAAAACCTAACGGGTAAGTCCCTGCCATAATATTTAGCAGAATTTTCACATACAAGCTCTATTATGTATTGTGCAGGGGTTACCCATTTGCTAGGAGAATATTTAGAAGGGAAAGAACTATCTTCACTTCTATTTTCAGCCATGTTTACCCGTTTGGTCTAAAGATATTATTTCTTGCAATTCTAGAGGTTGTAGGTTTAGCTTGCTTGTCCATTCTCTGAGATGCCGCTGGAGTCATAATAGCTACCCCTTCTCGACCTCCCTGACTTCTTTTAATCATAAACTCACCAGCTTTCATCTGTCTAATACACTCTGTGTATAATTCATTTTCATCTTTAAACTTACGGCCAGCCTGATAAAATCTTTCTAAAGCACCAGCTAATACTTTTGTAGCATCGCTGTCTTTAAGACCAGCTTGGACAAGTCTTTTCATTACCAAGTCAACGGTTTCTTGATTTGAAACTTCTTCAAGAACTCCCTTTTCAGCATCTTGAATTTTAAATACATCATCTGTACTGGCTTTAGAGTATCTCTTAGCATCATCTGCTTGGTCATCATTAAGATTCAATTCAACAGAACTATCACTTTCGGCAGCTTGCATTCTAGCATTAACTATAGTTGAATGTAAATTATCTAGCTCGCCAGAAATGTATTTATCTACCAACCTTTCACTTCTGTTAAGGCTTTCTGCTATCTCTGGAGTTTCTTGACCTTGACCTAAAAATCCCTGAATAGCCGCTTTTTCAACTAAAGTAAGAGGCCCACTTACTTTTTTCTTCTTTGATTTAGACATTAAAATACCTCTCTTTCCGCCGTTCTCAAATGAGCAAGGTTCTTAGTTTTTAGGAACTGTATATAAAAATCAAATGCTTTTCTGTTTACACCTCTGAACTCATACTGATCTTTACCAGCGTGATGAAGAAATTTATTATGCCTTCCTTCATCCATTCCTAAAGGATTAAAAAGCCTACCATTTGAATCTCTTTTAATTAAGTATCTAGGATTACCTTCATTCACTGTAACAATTTTAGCTAGAACATCCTTACTTGACTCATCGTACATCATAGGATCTTCACTATTATTTAGGTAATCATGTTTACCAAGAACGGTAAAACACATAACATCTCTCTCTAGTTGCTGACCAACATCATTGTCAACATTAGCTTCTTTAACATTTTCTGGAGATTGCGGTCTAAAAATTGCCTGTTGCCAATCTCTTACTCTTACATTTTTCGTATCTTTGTCTGACATTTTAAACATTCCTCTCGTATATCATTGACTTTATTAAATAATTCTTGAAAATCTTTACCTACCAC